GACGCTTTCTGGTTAGCTTCACAGCAGCCACGTGGACGCGCTGGGGACTTCGAAGCGCCAGCTAGCTTACAAGACGCGTTACTTCAACACCACGCGGCTAAAGCGGCTTTATTCGTAAATAGCGCTATTTGGAAAGGGTCCGTAAACGCGATCGCTGACATTAGCGGAATTTCTACGGCTACGGCTGGACTTACTCAATCAGTAAGCGGTTTAATCGCTGAACTAGAAGGCGACGCGGCTGTATCTAAACTAGCAAGCGCTCAAACGTACAAGCAAGACGCGGACTTTAGCTTAGCTTCGGATACTGTAGTAACGGTAGCCGACACTTCGGACTACGCCGTAGGGGACTTAGTAACTATTAACGGCTTAGACGACGCGGGCGTAACTTCTTTTAACGGTAAGACTTTCGCCATTACTGAAATCGCTAGCGGTACTACTTTTAAAATTGGCCAAGACTTTAGCGCGGCTGACAGCGGAACCGTAACGGTATTAAACCGTAATACAATTATTGACGCTTTAGAAGCTCTTTACGCTGACATCGACGACCGTATTCGCGTAGCGCCTGACACTATTATTTATATGAATTCGCGAACTGCGGCGGCTTACAAATTCGCTCAAGCTCAAGCGGCCTATTCGCCTAGTATCTATTCTAGCGACTACGCTTTAACTTGGTTAGGTATTGAGATCGCCGAAATTCCAGAAATGCGCGATAACTGTCTAATCGTTTCTAGAGTATCTAACCTACACTTCGCTACGCCTTTAGTTTCTGACCTTAACAACGTCTTAATTACTAACATGGCCGAAACAACTGGCGACCGTTTGGTAAGACTTCGTCTAGACTTCGCATTTCAGGTGGCTGCTAGTAATCCTAGCACTATCTCAATGCTTCACTAATAACCCTTAAAATTTAAAAGAAAATGGCATTAACAGCAATTTCAGTAAATAAATGCGACAGAACGGCGGGCGGTATTAAGCGTATGTTTGTTTGCGACGCGGACGAACTTAGTAGCTTAGCTTTTACGGCGGACGCTTCTAACCACGCGGTAACAGATATAGTTTTCGACGGGTCCGCTTCGGTTCATTTCGTCGAGATAAATTTCAAAAAATCGGAAGCGAGGTACGAGGTAAACCAAAGCAGAGATGAAGGTACGGGCGTGGATACTAGCCAAATGTCTGTATTTGTAAATATTCCAGCACCTTCAAGCGCACAGCTTGCGGCTTTGGAAGCTTTACGTAATACTTGCGAATTAGTCGTAGTAGTCCAAGAATTCGGAACAAATACGCTTTTCCGCGTATTAGGTGCGGACCAGTCCGAATTCGGTACTATGGAATTTATGGCGCTTAGTGGCGGTTCTGGGGCTTCCCGAACTGACGCTAACACGTACGAACTTCAGCTAATGGGCGAACAAACCGAAGCGCCTTTTATCTTCGAAAGCTTCTTACACCAAGACGGTACTACTTCCAATACTACCGACAGCGATATGGTTACCTTCCTAACAGCGGGAACTAGACCAGCGTAAGTATATGTCTTTCGACATTAAACCATTTTATAGAGGTAAGGCCGTCGTAACTAAAGGCGGCTTTACCTTTAAATTTCCCTTAGAAGGTAACCCGTATAATGAAGAAACCGCAAAACAATTCCCCCAATACTTCGTACAAGAACCTAAACGTAAAAAACCTACTAGGACCCGAAACCCAAAAACCGACGCTGGGCCAAGAAATAGTAAGTTACAACGGGGCGAAGTGGATACCGTGGGGGGCGGACAAGGGGAACAGCTACGGCCTATATCCGAACCGAATAGCGGAAACGTTCCAAAACAGCAAGACGCTTCGGGGGGTACTGACGCAAAAAAGCAAGCTAGTAGCGGCAAGTCTAAAAACCGAAAGCCGAGCGCTACAGACGAAGATAGACCGACTAGTAAGCCCGTCTAGACATTACGATCTACGCGAACTTATCTATAGGGTCGCGCTAGATATTCAGCTACACGGCGAAGGCTTTATAAAAGAAGTACGCCATGTAGAATATGTAGGCGACACGCCAGTAAAGGAACGTAGCTTCGCGCAACACCTAGACGCTACAAACGTACGCTTCGCTTCAGAAGTGGACGAAGACCTAAACCCTGTAGCGGTATATATTAGCCGCAACTGGGCGCACTATACGCGAAAGGAATACAGACCTTACCGCGTACCTTTAGCGCCATACGGTTACGAAGAATTTAAAGACCTAGAAGGTAAGATATACAAGAAGGTAACTATACACCGTATCGTTTCATGGGATAGTGGCCTTAGTGTGTACGGTCGGGCGGACTGGACCAGTAGCTTCTATTCGGCACAGCTAGAAAGCATTTTAGCCCGTTGGAATTATACGCACTTAACTAATAGTATCCATTTAAGCGGAATACTTAATATAGAACTACCATTCGCACCCGACGAAGACACGGCCAAAGAATTACGCGATAAAATACGCGAAAATCTTAAGGGCATCAATAGCGGGGGGCCCTCTACGCCAATTCAAATAACGGGCGGGGACGGAAAGCTTTCACTACTTCAATACAACTTACCGCAAGACGGCGCGTTTAAAGACCTTAACCGAACTTGCGAGCGTGATATTATAATGGCTTGCAGCTGGCACCCGTCGCTAATGGGCGTAGAAGAAGCGGGTAAACTTGGTAACGTGCGCGAAGTAGAAAACCACCATAAGCGCGCTATGGAAAGCGAAATAAAACCGCTACAAGAAAGGATACTAAGCACCTATCTAAACACCTTAGAAGGTACTAGCTTCTACGAACTAGCGCTAGACTATCCTATAACGTTTGAAAACAAGCCTTTGTTTACTGTCTTAGACTATGTAAGCCAGTCTAAAATAGATAACGTAGTACCCGACAGCGAAATAGCTAAAGAACTAGGACTAGTACAAGAAGAAGAAGAAGTAAATGACACTATGAAAATGTCCGTAGACGAACTAAAACAAACGCTTGAAGTTTACGGTACGGCAGTACGTGCGGGCGGGGTTACGCCTAACATAGACGACGAAGCCGCTATACGTAAGCTTATGAACTTACCGCCAGTAAATGACAGCGTACGCGAAGGCTGGGAAAAAGAAGGCGGAACTAAGAAACCTACAACTATTAAAAGCGAAGGCGAAAATGATAACTAAAAGCGAAATAATTAGCGAAGCGTTTTACGCTAACTTTGACGAAGCGGATATAAAGCAAAGCTATATAGACTTAGCGCTAGACAATACGCTAAAGCCATTACTAGGCGACACGCTTTTTGAAAGCGTAACGGCGGCTAGTCCCGACGCGGACCATGTAACGCTACGAGATAGCTACTGTAAGCCGTTAGTATCTTACGCTGTAAAGTCGCTAGTTATTTCTAACGTAACGCCACGCGCTACAAATATAGGCGCTAGCTATACCGTACAACCTAACGCGACAGCTAGCGAAGGCGCACGTGACAACGCGCTAGAAGTAAATGACCAAATGATAAACCAGTATAAGCAAAGGCTAATAACTTTTTTACAGTCTAATAGTAGTACTTACGTTTGGGCTGAACTGGACTTAAACCGTGATTTTTTAACTAACCGCATTTTTGTAATATGAACGAAGTAGTAAATTTCTTTAATGTATACGGCTGGCAAATAGCTGCCATTTTGTTAGGCGCTGTAGTGTTCTACGATCGCTATATAGCACCGCTTACGAAGTCTAAAAAAGACGACGAAATATTAGAAAAAATCTTAAAGCTATTACCCGACGCTATCGAAGAACGCCTATTTGTAGAAATAGACGAAAGCGAAAAAGAAGGTAAGGCCAAAAGTGATAAGTAAACTACTAGCCGCGCTTATAAGTTTTTTAGCTGGCATGGGTAAAGCCTTACCTACAATAGCGGAAAACAAAAGCAAAAGGCTAGAAATAAAAGAAGAAGCTAAAAGAGAACGCGCTAGGGGGCGTAAGCTACGTATAGAACGTAGGAACCTTAGACGGGCTTATAGGCTAAGAAAAAGAAGTGAAAGGCTGGGAAATAATAGAAATTGAATGGCGTATACTACTGGGTCTTATGTTGGGCGTAGTATGTAGCTTTGTGCTGCCCGTTTACCATTTTTTACTATTTACAGCTTTCGCGACTATATGCGACTTATACAGCGGATGGCGTGCTAGCGGCGAACGCTTTAAGTCTAGAGGTGTACGGCGCACTATTGAAAAAACTATTTTATACATGATAGCTATACTACTAGCGCACGGCTTCGACTTAGTCTACCTTAGTAACGCTAACTATATAACTTTTGTTATAGCGGGTATTATAGCTAGTACCGAACTACTTAGCGTATACGAAAATATAGAACGCGCTACGGGCGCGGGTTTGTTTACGTGGGTAAAAGACTACCTAAATAAACATGATCCTACTAAATAATGACTATAGCGCTACGGTGGCGGGCGTGGCTTCTAATGACTACGACACTAGGCACGGTAAGCTATACGCTGGGAACTTTACGCGGTATATAGTAAACGAAGTCGCTAAGAACCTAGACTATGAAGGTGGCGACTACGCGCTAATAAACCCCGAACGGCAAGCTATACACGAAAGCCAGCGCGTAAAACGTGTACAAGCTTTTAACCTATCCACGCCTAGCGTGTTAGTAACCATTAGCGCAAGGCTAAACCACGTAAGCGGAATTTATATATATTCAAATCAAAGGGCGGGAAGCGGCGTATTTTCTGAAATGCTTAAAAAGGAAATGAAAGCACTAGGCGAAGCTTATAACCTAAATGTAAATAGGCCTACTTATTCGTACGAACACGAACATAGTATGTTAAATAAGGTAAGCTGCCCTAGCTATATAATATACCTAGGGGGTCTACCCTTAGACGGTAATACCTTAATAAACCCGCGCTATCACGAAGACGCGGCTTACGCTATAACTAATACTATAAATTCATGGCAGCACTACCAAAAAACGACGAAAGCCGCATACTTGTAATAGGGGACACGCACGAACCCTTTTGTAGAAAAGACTATATAGATCATTGTTATAAAACCTACGTAGACTTTGAATGTTCGCGCGTAATACATATCGGCGACGTCGTGGATAATCACTACTGTAGTTACCACGAAACAGACCCAAACGGCTACGGCGGCGAAGCGGAACTACAGCGCGCTATAGATAGGGTCCAAGACTGGGTTAGTGTATTTCCTACTATGGACGTTTTGATAGGCAACCATGATCGTTTAATAAGCCGTAAAATGAATAGTAGCGGCGTCCCTAAACAATGGCTAAGAAGCTATAGTGAAGTACTAAATACGCCGAATTGGAACTGGTGCGAACGCGTAGTCTACGACGACGTCCAGTATGTCCACGGCGAAGGCATGGGCGCGGCGGCAAGGGCTAAAGCGGATATGATGTCTACAGTACAAGGCCACCGCCATACTGAATGCTACGTACAACACTTTACGGGGAACGGAAAAAATATTTTTGCGGTACAAGTAGGAACGGGCATAGATAGGGACGCTTATAGCTTTGGCTATGCTAAGCATTTTAAGCGACAAGCGTTAGCGTGTGCCGTGATCATTGGCGGACATACGGCTATAAATTGCGTAATGAATACTTAAAATTTATTTTTTTATTTTAGTTCTAGCCCTTATAAATAGGGACTTTGAAATTAAAACCAAAAAAATGTTTATAAATGTTTGGTATTTATAAACAAAGCCTTATATTTACACTATCGGAAACGATAAGCGCTCTATAAAAGACCTTAAAAAGCAAGGTAAAGTTATTTGTGACTATGTGGTATAACTGTGTTATAAAGATATAAATAAGGCTTAGCAGCCTTTCCTAAAGTTTCAAGCTAGCGCGTAGACGTACGCAAGTCGATGGACTTAACAAGTGAAGATGATGTTAGTATTCCTTTAGGGCATCCTTAGAAACAAATAGTAATCTGATAGCGTGAGTGACGGCTATCTTAAATTGTGGAAATGTCCTCAACATAAGGCCCCTAGAAATAGGGGCTTTTTTTATTTAGGATAGCTGACCCGACGCGTATACTTGCGCGACTTTAAGAAACTCTAAAAGGTCCGCTTCGTAGCAGTCGTCCAATGCAGTAAGGCCGCTACCCGTTCGCGTGAATATACCCGCTTCGGTGATTTTGATAACGTAGAAAAGCCAGCCAAAGTTAAACTTATTCGACTTGCTTTTAGTATTGCTATCTTTTGTTCGATCGTAAAAGGCCGCAAATGAACCGCGGATAGTTTCAAAAAAAAAAAAAAAAAACCGCTAGCCGTCATTATAACCGACATAGGGGCGGACTTAAATAACGCTAAGCGGTCCGCAAATTCTTTGTCGTCTAATGGCCTAGGACCCCGCGCTATGGCTGCTAGTAAATATAGCCCGCTGTCCGCCGTGCTTTTTTTGTCTAGGTCTTCTTGGCGGCTTAGTAATTCCATAGCGTCATTAGCCGCTTCCCAGTCGCCTACGCTTAAAAATGGCCGTTCTTCTGTTTGCTGGCTTTTACCTAGTATAGGTATTTTATATTCTTCGTCGTTTAGGGTAAAGCTGTATTCTTGCGGCATTTCGGGCAGCCATTCTAAAAGCTTAGCCAGTAGCGGCGCGTAGTGGGT